AGGAGTAGATCAGACAGTCGTTTAGCGATCCGGTTGATTCGGAGTTAGCAAACAGCACATAGACCGCGCCCGCTGCCTTGTCCACCACACAGGCGGTCTTGTCGCGGTAGGTCGGGTTGAGCTTCTGGTAAAACCAGCGCGTAACCAACCCGTCGCCAATTGGCACAGGGCGCGTGCCGTCGAAAACGTACATGCTGCGCGGGCCGACGATGAAATGCGCCGGCGCTCCGTCTTTGACGATGTTGCACACCGCAAACTTACCAACGCATCCGGCATCACCGGGTACTAGCTGCCATGCCCACCAAAACGGCGGCCCGCCATTGGTGCCGAGAAACACGCCGGTTGATTTGTAGGCAACGCACTGCTCGCCCAGCGCCTTGGCGGCACGCACAGGCCCCGGCGTCTGGTAGAACCTGCCGCGCACGCTGCCCGTGGCAATATCGGGAGTCCAGTCGGTGACGTTGCTCTGCGCCGAAGTCCACCAGCCGTCGCGGTAGTCCCAGGTTGAGCCGTCCGACACGTTGAAGGCCAGCGCAAACAATCCCGCGACTTCTACGATCTCAGCACGCGGTGCGCCGCTGATGTCGGAAAACAAGCTGCCGGTCGAGACTTGCATCACCGTGCCCGAGTTGGCCGCAAGCGATTGGTTGCCAAAGGTTGCGAAGTACCAAGTGCTGGACGCCGGACACGAGTACGCACTGGCCGATCTGGTGACCACCGCCCATGTCGTGCCGCTTGTGCTGTACAAGTTGGTAGCGGTGCCCGCATAAAGCGTCTTAGAGCTATCCACACGCTCCACAGTCGCCGCGCCGATGCAGGTAGCGGCGAGCGTATCAATCCCCGCGTCCGCAGCCGTAGGAGCCGCTTTTATGCCGCGCTCGACAGGGATGATGCCGGTCGCGTCCAGCAGCACGCCGACCGCTGCCGGATCAGCGTCCGGGGCGAAGGTGGAGAGATTCAGCAGCATCAGCCAAACCTGATATCGAATGCTGACGGGTTGATCGGCAGATCATTGCGCTTGTGCCACGACGCCGAGTTCTCGAAGTTCCGCAGCTCGTTGCGGTTGATTTCGTCAATCCGCGCTATCGTCATCTGCTCATAAGCCACGAGCCGCGAGTCGTCCATGACGTACTTGCGGGCCTCGGCGAGCGATGCCATGAGATACACGTCGAAGTAGTCTTGCAGCAGCCAATTCGTGTCGCTGTCTGCAACGAAGTCGGCCAACTTTGCGGTGTAGATAAACGTCGCCGATACCGTGTCTGCCGGGTAAATCTGAATCAGGTTGTTGGCAATCGTGTAGATATTCTGGTCCGGTCTATCGCCGCCATCTTGGATCGCACGCATGTCGGCGGCGGTTGCGGCTTTGTATTCGGTGGTGCTATTGGTGAGCGAGATCGCAGCGCGAAAGTTTGCGGGCTTTGTTGCGGTGCCAGCAGTAAACGACAGCGACGTTGACGCCTCAAACCTCGGTGACTTGACGTTTCGATTAAAGCGAGCCGTTGCGAACTGGATAAAGCCAGGAATCCGCGCCGTCGTGTCATTGCGATGCAGCCAGCCGGCCACCTCGGTCTTCAGATCCGCGTATGTCGAAAGCGCCATTTTTCCCCCAGAGATGAGCGGGGCTAGCCTTGTGAGCCAGCCCCGGTGTTACTCAACACTCAGACGGGTTAGCCGTCAGCGTGCAGACGCGCTGCGAGTTGGGCACGCAGGGTCTTGTAGCCGTACAGCACATCAATCCGGCAGGGGAACTGGTCGGTCGAGATGACGTACTGGCGCACGGTCCGCATCGAGATGCCGTCGTAGACCTCACGAGCGGCAAAGTCCACGCCTTTGGGCATCACCAGGTCGGCGGTGGCAAAGGTGAACGCATCGCGGTGATAGACCATGCTCGGGGTGAGCTGCTCCGCATTGCCTGCGCCGACTTTGACGATTGCCGAGCTGTTTGCCATACCGGCAGCAACGACGTTCTGCAAAGCGCCAGAGGTGTACAGAGCAGGCGCAAAGGACATCGCACCAGCGCCCGAGCGGTCAGCGGTCACAACGAACTGCTGAAGCACGCCAGTCGAAACCTTGGTTTCGGGATGGACGCGGAAGCAACCGGCAACGGTAAACACATCGCCAATCAAGAACGACGCGGTGCCGGTCTGGATGGTGACGCTGGTCGAGCCGTTGGTGGTGACTGCGCCGTTGACCGTGTACAGCGTGGTTTTCGGTGCGGTGCCGGTGGTGTGGTTGGCCAGCAAGGTGTTTTCGTAGAAGTCGAATCCACCAGTGCGGCCCATCATGCCCTCTTTGTACTGCTGCTTGATCGCGTTGGAGTCCTGGAACAGACCCTTGAGCGCATCGACCAGCTTTGCAGTGTGGTCGGTGGACAGCAGCGCGGTGCGGTTGTTGTCCATCGGCGCAAGGTTGTCGTTCAGGGTCTTGCGGCCCTGCATGACGTTCAAGAAGCTCAGCGCATGGCCGTCGTTGTCGACAATGTTGTACACGTCCTTGTACATGCTGAGCGCATCGGCCTCGATGTTCGCGGCCAGCACAGCCATCGCCGGCTCGAGAATCCGGCCAGCGAAATCGTCCATGTCGAGCGTCAGCTCTTTGGACGAAAATTCGATGTCCACGCCCTTTTGCGTTGCGACTTGCAGGGTAGTGGACTGCTCGACGGTGTTTTGCACCGAAAGGTTGGCACCAGTGCGGACGGTGTATTGGTTCGGCTGACGGATCTTCAGCGAGTCGCCGATTTTTGCGCCAGAGTTGGCGTACGAATCGTCGTACTGACGATTGATGGTGCCGATGAAATTGAGTTTCTGATGCAGGATTTGCAGCGCCTTGCGGGTGACTGCGGTCGGGGTGAGAATCGTGTTCGTTGCCATTTTTAAGGCTCCTAGAAATGAAAAAACCGCCCGAAGGCGGTCGTGTTTTGGTTGTGTGTGTTGCTACCTGCGGCGCATCTTTGCCATGCGGGCGTTTTCCATCCGCATCCAGTCCTCGGTACTCATACGGTCAGGATCGACCACGCCTTTTGCGTTGCCACCGCTGATCGTGCGAACAGGTTTGGGTGCTGGAGTTGGGGCAGGAGCGCCGGCCTTCTTGGTCATCTCTGACAGCACCTTTTGCGCGTGGAGTGCCTTGACAATCCACGGTGCTTTGATGCCGTCCAGCTCGCTTTCATCGGCTCCGAGTTCTTTGGCAACGGAACGCAATTCGCGGGCGTAGTCGGGCGACCAGTTACTAATTTCGCGCTTGAGTGCATCGTTGGCTTGTTGCAGACGCTGTGCAGTTTCCTGCTGCTCTTGCATTGCCCGTTGGCTCTCGTGCTGCTGGACTTGGAAAACAAACTGCTGGCGCGAATCCTTCAACTGCTGGTATTGGAAGAATTCCTGCTGCGCCCGCACCGGGTCGGTCTGGCTCAGTTGCTGCCAGTCAACCCCCTGGTACTGTTGCAGTCGCTCATCCATAGCGGTAAGTCGTGCAACCGTCTGGATGTTTGCCCGCTCTGCTTCGATTCGGGCGGTCTTGCTCGCAATTTCCGCTTCGGCTTGTTGGCGTGTCTGCGCCAGTTCCTGCGTCTTGCGTGTGTAATCGGCCTGCCTAAGTACCGCGTCCTTCAGTTCCTTCGGGACTGCGTACCGCTTTCCTTCGTACTCGACTTCCTCGAATTCCTCTTGCGGCTCTTGCGAGTCGTCAGGGGTTTCCTCGGCCTGGTCGGCGTCGGTTGCGATATCGCTCGGCTCTTGCGCAGGCTCAGGCGCGGAGAGTTCCTGTTCGACAGGATTGTTCTCGGTTTCGTTCATGGTTTCTCAATCAGATGCACCAATGAAAAAAGCCACCCGAAGGTGGCCTTATGGCGGTGGTGCGGAACCGCTATTCGGTGAGCATCAGCGCGGTAAGCGCCTCGTTGTCTTGCTGTGCTTGCTGGGCGAGTTGCAGCGCATTAGCCGCAATGATCGACACCCGCTGCACTTCTTCTTGCATCTGCTGGCGCGACTGTGTTGCGGACGCTTGGAACTGCGCCTCCATCAACACCATCTGCGCCTGCAATTCGGCGATCTGTGCATTCAGCGCATCACGCTGCGCGATAACGGGATCGACCGGCGCGGGCTTTGCGATGCGGACAGGCGGTGCCTTGACCTTCTCGGCGATCTTCTCGGCCTGCTCCTCGAGCTGCGCCACCTTCTCGCGCAAGTCCTGGAAGGTGCTGCCGCGCAGCGTCTTGCCTTTGTAGCGCGTCGTGAATGCGGGCGTGTAGCCGGGCGTAGCGGTTGCAGGCGGCTCAACAAACGGGCCGCGCACCAGCGCATTGAGCGCGGGGAATTCTTCGATCTGCGCCGCCGAGATCGTGCGTTGTGCGTCACCCGCAGCGGCTAGCGTCGGCAGGCTCTCCAGTTGAGCCACGGTAATCAGGCGCGGTGCAAGCGTGCCATCGCCCGCAGCAGCAGACAGCGCCGGCATCGTCTCAGTCGTTGCTACCGTGATCGAGCGGTGCGGCAATTCGTCCGAGATCGTGCCGCCGCCGCTGATCTGGCCGATGATGTCGTACATGGATGCCGACAGCGTAGGCATTGTCTCGGTGGTCGAGACTGTGATCGACAGCGCAGCAAGCGCGGTATCTGGCACGCCCGCATAGGCTTGCGACACCTGGACGGACTTGGTTGCGCCGGTATCAACGCCCGATACCAGCGTGGGCAGCGTCTCGGTCTGCGATACCGAGATAGACGACAGCGCGGCAGCGTTGGGCAGGATCGTGTACGCCTGCGACACCTGCACATCGACAGCGCCAGACGGCGTGTCAGACGTAAACGTAAGCGCCGGCAGCGTCTCTGTCTGCGACGCGGTAATGCCCGCAAGGACGCCAGCGGTTGCCGTAAGTGTCGGCAGCGTCTCGGTGCTTGAGACTGTGATGCCGATAGTGTCTGACGCGCTTGCCGTTGCCGTAAGGCTTGGCAGCGCCTCAGTCGTCGATACAGTGATGCCCGCTAAGGCTTCGGCGGTCGCGGTAAGGCTAGGTAGCGCCTCTGTTGCCGATACCGTGATGGACGCGACAATAGGGATGCCGGCGTAGACCTGCGAAACGTCTACAGACAGAGCTGACGCCGCTTCGACAAGCAGCTCTTCAGTAAACCAACCTTCAGGTGCGGCCTGCTCGTCCCACCACGCGACCGGCTCAAGGTGCGGATCAAACGCCCCGTTACGCGCCATGTGTTATTCCTCTGGCGGTGATGGCGGCGCGCTCCACTCGCCGCCGTCGTATGACCATCCGGGGCCGACTTCTTCGGGGCACTCGACCGCCGTGATGCTCGGCAGCGAGTCGTCCCACGGCGTCACGCCGTCCCACACACAGACATTGACAACCTCGCCGCCCGGTGCGCGGACAAGTGCGAATCTCCTGATCACCATGAAATGATCACCCCGTACCCGTTGCCGCCATCGCCCCCCTTGCCGCCGATGCCCGGATTCATCCCGACCCCGCCGCCCCCACCACCGCCACCGCCTTTGCCACCGTTGCCACCGGCCGCACCAGCAGTTGACGCAGTGACAGTTGCTCCACCACCGCCACCACCTGTGCCGCCTACGACGCCGGTAGTGTTAATACCATTCGCGCCTGCCGTCGGTGATGCGCCGCTTATGCCCGCTGCGCCACCAAGCCCGCCCGCTGTCGCACCGACGCTGTTGCCAGTGCCGCCGCCTGCCGATGCGTCTACGGTGGCGGGGGTGCTGCTGTGACACCCGCCAGATCCGCCACCGCCGCCGCCCCACCGGGCAGTGCCACCCGCAGTTACGAGAGGCACGGTCGCGCTGTTGCTGGACCCGCCGCCGCCCGCGCCGCCTTCCCAAGCAGGGCCAAACGCAGTCGAATTGCTGCCGTTTGTTTGCTGCCCCGATGCTGCCGCAGTGCTTGCTGACCCAACGCTGACGCCATGAGTGCCCGCCCCGGTGCCGCCGTTGGAAGTCACGGCACTGATCGCACCGCCAGTCCCCGCAGCCCCGCCATAGGCAAACAACAGCGTGTAGGTCGTAGCTCGCGCATAGGACGGAGATCCCGAAAGCGGACCCAAGCCCGCTGCGCCAGCCGTACCGCCACCACCACCAAGCCCGCCCAATCCGATCACGACAGCCAATTTTTCAGGCAGGGAATCGGTCGGGAAAATCTGACTGGCGCACAACCCCCCGCCGCCACCCGACCCACCCTTAGCGACAACGGCAGTCGCCAGAGACGCACCGCCTCCGCCGCCGCCGCCACCACCCCAAAGCCGGATCAGGGTCAGCCCGGTCCGCTTGCCTGATGGCTTGGTCCACGTTCCACCGGGGGCATCAAAAGTCTGCACATCCGCAGCCGGGTACGGACTGGTCGCTTGCCACCCACTTGCCTCATCGAAAATCACCCCGGTCTGCGCTGGCACGGTGCCCTGCCACAGATCGACGACAGTCGTGCCGTCGGTATGTCGAATCGTGATCGTCTGCGAGCCGCTTGCCGCGTCGTTGAACGCCGACAAGAACTTGACGTTGCGTGTTGTCGAGGCGGCAGGCGATGCCACAACATCCGTGGTTGCAGCCGCCGAAATGCTGGCGTTTGACCTGTCTGGCGTTACCGTTGAACCGTTTAGGTCGACCCACGACGCATGAACGCCGACCGCCGTGCCCGCGCTGGTGATGACTTGGATCTTGTCCGATGTCGATGTCAGTAACAACATCGCGTCACCAAGAAATCACAACGCAATAGCCGGCACCGCCAATGCCACCCGCACCACCAAGGCCGGGGTTGGAGCCGCGACCACCGCCGC